CCCGATATGGTTTTTACCAGATAGAAATCACATGAGATTTCTAACTTGTACACGTCTGTAATAACGGTTGGTGTTAACTGCAAGGCGTCCGAGATTGGTCTCAACACCTGTTGACTTACCTTCTGCGAATGGGTTAGCAACAAGACCATAACGGGTCTTGAATCCAATCTTAGGCTGGAAGGTGTTCTCACCAACGGCACGAACCATTTGGAGAGGAACATATGGGCAGTAGAAGAGACCAGCATCATATGGGCTGGAACCCTTGTATCCAACAACGTAATACTGACCACCATTTGAGGATGGGTTTGAACCACCTGAATATGGGTCGATATATACGCGATACTTACCATTAAGAACACCAGCAAAGGTGTTTCCGGTGTCGTCAACGTTAAGGTTAGCGTTGAGTGCAGGGGTGTAGTCAAGAAGACCTGCCATTGATAGTGCAGATGCAACATCTGAAGAACATAGGATGATGTTGCCCTTTCCTCTACGTGTACGCTGTGCAATTGCGTTTGCATCGCGCTCGATTTGGAAGATTAGACCCTTGAACTTCTCAACAGACCAACGACCATTTGAATCAACGTCGAGGTCGAAGATACCAGCACTTGCAACGTTGTGTTGTGCTCCAGACTCAGCAGTCTTGTAGATGGTTCTGATAACTTCACGGTTGATTTCAGCAAGAATCTCAGTTGACAGAATGTTTGCCAACTCAGCTTCTGCATTCAGACCATGGATTGCCTTGAGGTCTTGAGCGAGTTCTAATGAGTACTCAGCCTTGAGTGCTCTTGACTTTGCAGTAACTGTGACCTTCTCGATTGAGAATGCCATCTCGTTGAATGCACCACCAGCGGTAGTACCGAGTGCTTCTGCTTCATCGGTACGCATACCCTGACCAACATTGTAGTCATACTGAGTAGCGTTTGAATCTGGGCTTAGGAGACCTGGGTTTGAACCACTCTGAGCAGCAGTTGTACCAAGACCAACAACAGCATTGGTTAGACCACCTGTTAGACCACCAGCGGTGTTCTGACCGGAGAATGCTGTATCTGCTTCATCGAAGAATGCTTCAGCACCAGTCTGGCTGGTATAACGTGAACGCATTGCAAAGATGAGTCCTGTTGGACCATTCATTGGTTGAACGCCTGCGAGGTCATATGCGACCAAGTTAGGCATTGAACGACGAATGAGTGAAATTAGAACTGGATCGAAACCTGCAACTGGACCACCAGCAACTGCACTTCCACTGAATCCTGGCTGGGATGCCTGACTTGCAGTTGAGTTGGTTGGACCTTCGTAAAGGAACTCACGCTCTTCACGTAGGAATTTTTCTTGGTTTTCGAGCAGGACAGCGGTTACCATTCTACGGTGCGAATCTTTGATTGCATCGAGTCCCTGATAGTCAAGGAGTGGTGCCCACTTCTCCTGCAGATGCTCGGCATTGAACATTTGCATTGGATTTACCTCTATTTAAAAAGTTTTAGTTTGATTGTTTATGATTTAAAAATCACTTTTTAGCGACTCTTCCGAGTGCATCTAAGTAGTAGGACATTGATCCAGAAACTGGCTCGCTATAGTCCATTTCTTCCGAGATATAATCGGAATCATCTCTTTGAGTGCCAGAACTTCTTGGGAAATAAGATTCCCTTAATGCTACTAGCTTCTCACGATAGTCTTCCTCACTATCAAACTCAACATTTTCAGCAAGAGAAGCGAGTTTGTCCTTCTGAGAAAGTGCTAGACCCTCAGAGACCTCTGCAAAAATTACTTCGGTAACTGACTCTGCTAATCTTCTATTCAGAGCAACATTCTTTTCGATTTGCTCGTTGAGTTTTGTCTCCATTTCATCAAGTTTATCTACCATGCTCTCGATTACATCATATCTATCTTCAGGGATTGAAACATAATGATCTTCAAAAAGTTGCTTCATTCCGGAAAGGAATGATTCAGTCATTTCGGTTTGTAGACCGTGTTCGACTGCGAGTGCATTCTCTTGAATCCACTCATCAGCA